AATCCATTTAACTACACCCGGGAAATATTGTGCTTCTTCTGTTAGTTTGCGTGGTTGACTTCTATCATCCCAGCTACCCTGTTCCCACAAGAAATAATAGATATACGGATCGTATGCACCCATAGCCATTTTAATATATCTTGTGAAACGATTACGCACACGGAAGTCGTGGAAGTCTCTGTATAAATCAATACCCCCTAACTTAATAGGATCGTCATCAGGTAATGCTAGAAATTCTTCAATAGCTTTATATATAGGCTTCCAATTAAGCATATAACTCATATCTTCTATGCGAAATGCAGGGGTCATCCATGTGCCTTCTTTAGCAAATTCACGTGCTTCGCTAAAGCCTCTAAAAATTTCCGGCTGTAGTTCTATAAATCTATCCATATTAATATGACTACTCATATCAACATAGGGTTGTCCGTTAATTCCTTTAATCATACTTGTTTCGCACTTTCTATAAAATCACTTGGATAATTAGTTCTAAAACTATCCCAGCATAAGTTCTGTAATACATTAAATGGTTGAGGGTCAGTCCAGCTAATACCTAAACTATCTGTATATTGTTTCATTTGTTCTTGTCTTGTACTGTATATATGACTAGTATGACTTTCAATACTGATTAATGGTTCATTTACATGATATGTAAAGAAGTAATTAATACTGCGTAGTCTACCGTCAATTATAAAATAACTGCTAGGATGCATACTAAACTTATATAACCCTAGAGTTTTATGTGCCTTTAATATATCTAGCATTTGTTCACGCCAGTCGGGTAATACTCCGTCAAAGTCTGTATTATTGTCTAAACTACATTGCCAGAAGTCTACACCCTGTACTTCTAAGTATAGTTTACGATTTGATTCATCTATATCTAATATCCTAGGAACTAAGTTTGGGAATGCACTATGCATTAGTTTATAGTATTTTAATTCACGTAGCCATTTCTCTTGCATTAGTTCTGGATCTACAACTTGATTCTGACCCTTATGATATTCTGTATCATTGTTATACCATTTAACAAATACAGTTTTATCCGTGTTCATTAAGCTAGTATATATTAAATTGTTTCTCCAGGGTTCTTCGCCCGGTACACGATTATAGTAATATTCATATATCATATTATACCCTTAATGTTCATTAGTTTAATAGTATGTCTTTGATTAATTCTAAAGATAATGGCTACACGATCCATATGTCCGGTGTTAATAGTATAATGACTGTATGTAGTATCTAATAGATATAGATTACCTGTAGGGGGTAATACTAGTGGATAACTAACATCGTCTATTACATATGTAATGGTAGCACTAGAATCCCCTTGTATTGGAATCCATATAGTATATTCATCTTCCTGGTCGCTGTGCATTGATACTTTACCCCCGGGAGGTTGTACGCTAATACTCCAGCGATATGCATAGGGCATAATCTCTTGTAATCTGTTAATAATACCAAAAGCCATCTGAGTATTACGGTATTCTACACGTTCATGTGTAGTTATATTGTATGGGGGACAGGGTTCGTTTAAGTCTGGGATATTGCTTTGTATTGCCCATCCATATGGTAATAATGTAGCTGGTTCTGCTGTCATTCTTTGGCGCCATTCATCTGTGATAGTGTCGCCCCCGACTTCAAAGTTCCATTTTAAATGCTGGTAATTATCATTAATTATGTTAAAATATTCAGTTAATTCTTTGGTGTCAACTTTAAAGTTTAGTATTGTTAGTAAATTATCTTTCATAACGTATTTATTTACTAAATATCTGATGAATAAATATAGCCTAGAGGATACACTAGTAGTAGTATATACAGAATCCTGTGCTGAATTTGAACATGTACGTGATATTTGTTTACTTGAGGATAATTGGTTAAGAGACAATTATACCCGTGAGAATTTAATTGTAGAAAATCATCATGGGTATGGGGTAGTATATCAAGCTAGCACAATGAGACCTATGGTTATGTGCGGGGTATTTAACGACGGTAGATATCCTGACTACGTAGCTAAAATGTGTAGTAGATTATATACGTTTCCGGAGTTTAGAATGACACGTACACAAATGGTTGATGCGTTCCGTATTGCTGATTTATTAGTAAATCATCTAATAAGAGTTAATAAGTTTGAGACTTATTTTATTAGTATGCAGAACCGTGAGGGTAGACCTAATAAGCGTTGGTGGGACGCCTGGGTTAGTAGTATGAATAGTGCCAGCAATGATGCTTGGACTTTGGGTGAGGGATATATACAAACATGTCCGCATAACGTACAGAAATGCTGGCAGAATTATGTATATAAGGGGGATTTTACTAAATGGAATCCAAAAACTATATTAGACAATGAGTGGCTATTATTAGAGGTGGGAAAATGAACGACAAGATTAAGTTATTACAATTATTCAACTTTGTATTTGCAATACTAGGGTTTATCTATGTATTTTATACACAAGACTATTCCTGGCTATTAGTATCATTATTGTGTTGGTTCTTTATTGGTCCTATAGCCGTGGTAATAGGATTACATAGAATGCTAAGTCATCGTAGCTTTAAAACACATAGATGGTTAGAAAATACATTATGCTTACTAAGTGTATATAGTAGTGTAGGACCCACTATTAATTGGGTAGCATTACACAGAGTGCATCATCAACACAGTGATATGGATCTAGACCCTCATAGCCCTTATGATGGTGGAATGTTTACTTATAAGAAAGCAATTGAAGTTTGGCTAGGGTTTAATTGGAAAGTCACACACATAAGCATAGATAATGCTAAGGATCTAGTGCGTGATCCGTTGCATAGATTTATATATAGACATTATTTTAGTATTATCCTAGGTACATGTTTAGGGTTATTGTTAATTAATCCACTATTAGTAATCTACTGTTACATTATACCTGCAATGATGACATATTTTATAATAGGTATGGTTAATGTTTTAGGACATTTTCACGGGTACCGTAATCACGATAAATACGATATGAGTACTAATAGCTGGATAGCCAATCTGTTCAGCTTGGGTGATGGTTGGCACAACAATCATCATAACAATCCGCAGAGATATTATTCGGGTGAGCGATGGTATGAGTGGGATTTAATGGGTTTAATTATAAAGGTAATAAAGGTTTAATTATGGGTGCAATATATATTGAGAAGCCGGAGCTAAGTTATGTACATATACCACGTACTGGTATGGGTATGAAAATATTGATTGAAGAATATTTAAAGCCAAACTTTGATATTAAAGATGAAGATGAATGGATGGTTGACCATCCTAATCTAAAAACTATACGTGAGCATTATCCTACAGCAAAGACATTTACTGTAGTGCGTAATCCATGGATGAGATTGTATAGTTTTTATAAGAAGATTAATGAAGAAGGTTATTGGCTAGACTGGAACGATAAACAACTAATGGATTTGAAACCGTTCAACGAATGGATAGCTGACTATTGCAACCCCGAAGTAGTATTTGAGTTCCCAAGATGGTTTAATAGATTTACTAGTATGAATGAGTTTATAACTGATGGTGATACTACAGTTGACTTTATTCTTAAGGCTGAGAACTTAGAACAAGACATGGTAATACTACAAGGGTATTTAAACTTCTATCTAAGTATTCCAGACATTAGTAAGACTAATAATCACCATGAATACCGTGATTATTATACTACTGAGTCACGTGAAATGATTAGAAAACTATTTGAAATTGACTGTGACAAGTTTAATTACACGTATTAAACACTAAAGCTACTACCGCAGCCGCATGTTGATTGGGCGTTTGGATTTGATATTTTAAATTCAGCGCCCATTAGATCCTCTATATAATCTACTTGTGCACCTTGCAAATATTGTGCAGACATTGCATCTACTAATACACCAGTAACGCCGGCTTCAAATTCAAAGTCATCATCGTTTTTCATTTCATCTAATGTAAACCCATAGCTGAAACCTGAGCATCCGCCACCTTGCACAAACATTCGTAGTTTAATATCAGGGTTATTTTCTTCTGCTATAATATCCGCAATTTTATTACGTGCTGATTCTGTTATTGTTATCATATTCTAAAACTTTCTCCGCATCCACAGCGGTCACGTTCATTCGGGTTGCTAAACTCAAACCCCTCGTTTAGTCCATTACGGACATAATCCATTGTAAGTCCTCTAAGATATACATCATGTTTTTTATCTACTAATATACAAAAGTTAGGTTGAGCATAGTTGATAGTAGTAGGATCACTAACGTATTCTTTTACATACTCTAATACATATGCTAATCCACTACAACCAGTCGTTTTCACCCCTATACGAATCCCAACATGTTGGGAACTCTTTAATAGAGTTTCTATTTTTGTTTTTGCTTTGTCAGATAATGATATCATGTTTGCTTTTGTAATCAGCTACTGCGGCTTTGATTGCATCTTCAGCAAGGATTGAACAATGGATTTTGACTGGGGGCAATGAGAGTTCTTCAGCAATTTCTGAATTTTTAATAGTTGCGGCTTCGTCCAATGTCTTGCCTTTAACCCACTCGGTAATAAGAGAGGAACTTGCAATCGCAGATCCACAACCGTATGTTTTGAACCTTGCGTCTTTGATGATGCCATTTTCTACCTTAATTTGAAGTTTCATTACGTCCCCGCATGCTGGTGCGCCAACCATACCAGTACCAATATCAGTATCACTCTTATCAAAAGAGCCGACGTTCCGGGGATTTTCATAATGTTCGATTACCTTAGTTGAATATGCCATGATTATTTTTTAGCCTCTGGTGGTTTCTTTTTACTATAAAAGATATGATTACCTATTTGCTTAACTCTGTGATAGGGCCACATTGGATCCACTGTTAAGTTATGAAAGAATAAAGTAGTTTTAGGTACTACTTCTGTGTAAGCGTCATTCGCCAATACATCATATGCAATTTGTTTTGATGTTTGATATCTAGGGTTGTTCTCACTTGGTTTAGGTTTATCCTCACATACCCAACTAAATTGACACAATTTTCTATCATCTATAGTAGTTGTTTGATATACGACTTTACATGGGTTGCTAGCAAATCCATGCTCTACTCTATTTATCACTACTCTAGCTACTGCCGCTTTTCCGATTATGCTTTCGCCTCCGGCTTCATAGTATATTGCTGTTGCTAAACATACTAGTTGTTTTGGATCTACCATTTTAGCTATTTTTCTTTCAGTATCCATAACAGCATTTCTAGTATCTACGTTTACTGTCATAGTAGCGCATAGTAAAAAGAATGATAACATTAAAAAATGTTTAAGGTGTAGTGTTTTCATAAGTTTCCTTTCTGATAACCTTTTTAAAGGTATCGATGAACACTCTATCACAATTATATCGTGATAGTAACTATCTCTATTGTCGTATGTATTAGAACGTCATTCTAACATGTCCCAACAATCACAGTTACAACGAATAACGTCTTGTACTGCTTGTTCAGGCAATAGAATAGTAGGCCCAGTATTAATTGTAAGTATATTCAAATTAGTAGGAATAAGCAATACTTCTGGGCTACCCCCAAGACTTCCTGCAATTCCGGCGCCTGAGACATAATTAACTGTCTTAGTTCCTGGATTACCTGCTAAGTCTATTGTGGGTATTGTAGCTTTCCCCGGTGCACGGTTCACAGCTAGGTCGGGGATATCAACATCATTGTCAAGTTCCACGCCGGCGAGACCCAATCGATGGGCATTTCGTATTTCACGCATACTTGCGATTAGACTAGTTCCTCCTATTAAAGTATTGTCACTAATTGATTCTAAAAATTGTGCAGTTTCATACTGTTCTGTTTCTAGTGCATATTGATTTAAGTTATCAATAAACCCATAAACATCACTAACAGTTGTAACTAAGTTTTTAGTACCATTGGGTAATGCTAAGTCTCTAGCATTTTGCTCTTTGTTGAGCCTAATTCCGAATTCGTTATATATTGCATTAATCTTATTGGCTTTTACTGTATTGTCACGTTGTATAATTTCTGACAATATATTAACATCATTAATTAAATTTTGTAGGTTAGTATATGGTCCACCACCGTTTAGCAAGTTATATATATCTGTTATCTTATTGAATAGTGCTTGTACTCCTGACAGTTCACTATAGTCCTTGATACACTGTGTTAATTGATCCCATGGATAGTATATATTTGTCATGCACCCAAAGAAATCGCACGTAGTATATACTCCGTCAGTTCCTGTACCCTGTCCCACTGTGTCTAGCGCAGTAGATGCTATATCAGTATTAGTAGGAACATTTGTGCCATTAACATTTAAGCCATTAACATTTTCTAAATTAGTTACTACTTGAGCAAACTTTTCAATATTAACTGCTTTGATGTTTTTAATTTGCATCATTGTTTTACTGAATGAATCACATGCATATGCCAATTCATCGGGCATTATATTACGTAATCTATCCCCGTAACTTAATGTTTGCACCTTATTAACCTGACCGTTACGATATAATAGATAGTATGTTTTGCTATTAGTTGGTAGATTAGGCTTATCATTATATTCTGGAAATGTTAAACTCATATAACTATTAGGGAATAGTTTTTTAGGATCTAATAAATCAGCTAATGATTGTAAGTTTGCGGTTTGACAATTCATGGGTATCAATACATCTAGTAAATCATTGTTTAGTATAAGATTAAAACTAGCATATATTAATTTTTGTTGTTCTTTGGTAGCCTCTAATCCATTCATTATATTATTAATGTCATTCGTAGATAGACCGGCTGTTAATAATGCCAAGTTCAAGGCACGTGTTAGTGCTTTGTTTTTGTAGATAGTTCTTAACAGTACATCAGGATTACCAAATTTATCTATATTAAATAAATCTATTACTCTACCACTAGCGATTAAGTCTTGACCCCAAAAGAATGTACTTAAATTGACGCCGGCTATATCACCGGTAATCAAGTCATTCATATTACTATATGCACCGTCTAAGAATGTACCTGCTTTAGCAAAACTACCAATAACTTTATTACTTTGTTTTTTGAATGATAAGCAAGTGCTTACTACGTTAAAGAAATCACTGTATGAACCGTTGTTTATATAGAATTCGTTGAATGCTTGTACGGCGAACAAACCCAAGAATCCATAACGTGCAGTAGTTGCGTTGTATTCACGTATATAACCTGCTGGTTTAGTATTAGTTAATAACGGGGTATACTCTGAACCCATAGTTATGAGATTCAAATAAGTTGATACCGGTATAGATCCTCCACCCGATTCACGCACTGCTGTGCCAGTACCAGTTCCCGGGCCTAATGCAGTGAATCGTGTACCTATTGTATTGCTTGATGCACCTATTAATGTAAAGTCTGTAGTTCCTACAGTTTTAATAGTATATGTAGTAAGATTTGTAAATGTTCCGGCAACAATGGTAGCATATGTTAATTCGAATGCCCTATTATATAAGTCTGAAGTTAGTGAGATTGCAGTGTCATATGTTAGTGTACCTTTAGTATAACTCCCTATACTATTAACCGTACCGATATATTCTGTTGTTTTAGGATTTATGCATAAACCTTCGTTCCGTATAAATGATCCTAAACAATTTAGATTTAATGGACTATATTTACCTGATAAACTCATGGGACAAACACATCAGGACTTCCTTCAACGATACTATGACCGCAACTGTTTCCTGATCCTATTCTAACGACTGGCACACCTTCTGCAAATACAGTAGGACTACCTTCTGTAGTAGTAGCTGATTCGTGGGGTGGATGTGGTGTTCCCCATGGAGCGTGGGGGCTGATTCTACTAACATGTAATGCTATTGGTTTCCCGTTAACAAACACATGGTCTGCACCACGTTCTAATTTTCCACCAGTTTGATTTGCATCGCCCTTGCGACTTACTTGTGCCATTATAAATCCTTATAGTATATTTAGTCTGTTTTTAAACTAGACTAATGAAACTATTATATAGTTTCGGCTAATGTAGACGGGAATGCTCTAGTTGAGTCATAGAATCGTCTGCCTCTCCAAATAATACGTACGGCGCCCGAGCCGCCGGCGCCACCTCGTAAGGCATATCCACCGCTATTAATCCAATCGCCCCCGCCTCCTCCTCCACCAAAATTGCCACCGGTACCGCCCACACCAGCATCCGGGGCAACGTTTTTCGTACCATTTGTACTGCCACTTCCGGCACTTCCGCCGATTCCTGAACCTGATCCATCTAGACCCTTACCATATATACCCACACCACCTCCACCTGTTGCACCGACGTTATTACCATAGGCACCACCCCGGCCTCCACCACTGTTTGATGCAGGTATACCGCCATTCTGGTTACTAGACAAACTACCGCCTACTCCACCGATACCGGCATATCCGCCAGCGCCACCGCCACCTCCGTTATATTGTGTATCGCCACCACCTATAGTACCACCTCCGCCACCAGCATAAGAAGTCTGTTCTGCTATACCAGCAGATCCACCTTGACCACCGCCCAGTGCTAAACAAATAGCAGTACTGTTTAATGATATAGAACTGTTACTACCATTATTTTTTATATAATTTACTGCCTCACCACCGGCTCCAACTACTATGGTATACGGAGAACCCGGGATGACTGTTATATTATTTCTATATGCTAGATACCCACCGTCTCCTCCAAAAGCACCATTAATATGCCCAGGTCCGCCGCTTCCACCGCCACCAACAGCAACTACTGAAATTTCAGTTACATAAGCAGGTGCTATCCATGTGTAAGTACCCGATGTAGTATATACTTGTTCTCCGGGCGCTATTTCAGTAAACGGATTAGATGTTGAATAGCGAATAAACGATGGATTGTTTGTAGTTAGTACTCCGTAATTAGAATCATCATTGTTAGTATTGGTTGTGTTGAGTCCTAAGAACACTACAGTAGAACTCAACGCACCGTTATATACGTTAGCGCCAGTTGTTCCTACGGTAGATATTGTTAATGGATTTGCTGGTGGAGTAAAGGCGCCAGTATATAAGACCGTATCCTTAGTTATTCTCATATTTGATAATGAACCCTTAAGGTAATAGTTACCTCCACCAGCATAATTGAATAACGTCATTGATACTGTTACAGATCCTGTATTCCAGCCAGTAGTAGTACCAGTTAAAGTCCACAATGTGCCGTTAACAAATAACTTTAAATTACCCGATGATACTACTACTGCTACATGTTGCCATGTTGAGTCATCTCTAGTTAGAGAATTAACACTTTTAGCACCTAACCCACTTCCCGCCGGGGTGTATACTGGACCTATTCCGATACGATTTGAACTATCGATTGATATAAATTGTGCCGGATTATTGAGACTACTAGGACTGAGAATTACTTCAAGTGAATTTCTGGATCCAGTATTCAATCTAATCCAAAATTCAATCGTTAAATTATTTCTTAAACCATATGCAGAATTGTTGGCCATAAAAATAGAGCCTCTACTACCGGTTCCCCCATCTGATATAACAGAATAACTAGCTATAGACGGTGTAACTGAATTACTAGTGACAGTGCTTGTGCTTATAGCATTTGTAGCAGTAACAATACATGTAATTGATGTGCTGACATCCTGAGCCAATATTGTATATGTATTATTTGTTGCGCTAGCTATATCAACCCCGGAACGTTGCCATTGAAATGTAAACGTTAGAGTTGGATAACCATACCATGAACCAGTGGTACATGTTAAATCTAAGCCAAGCACTGTAGTACCTATAATTGCAGGAGTTACGTAGTTAACAGGTGGGCCAGTAACTATACCGGTACTATTAGAATTAGCAGTAACTACACCAATCAAACTTGTAGCTGTATTAGATGCGGTAACAACACAACGTATTGTGCTTCCTGCATCTGCATTTACTAGAGTATATGTTGCACTAGTTTCCCCGCTGATATTAACACTCGCACGTTGCCATTGATATGTAAACGTTGGTGTAGGTGTACCGGTCCATGTTCCGTCAGTAGTAGATAATACTTGTCCAACTGCTTCTGTACCAGTAACTGCTGGTGCTACTGTATTTACTGGGGTACTACTTACAATAGATGTACTATTGGAATTAGCAGTTACACTAGTGACTGAGTTGGTAGCTGTGACTATACAACGTATAGTGTTTCCTAAATCTGAACTAGCTAATATGTATGTGCTACTAGTTGCACCTGTAATGTCGACCCCGGCACTTTGCCATTGGTATGTAAACGTTGGTGTTGGATAACCAGTCCATGTACCATTTGTTGTAGTTAGTGTATAACCTTGTACGGGTGTACCAGTTACAGCAGGTGCCAATGTGTTAATTGGTTGCCATACAATAGCAGATGTTGCGTTAGAATTTGCACTAATTGGCCCCAATACATTTGTACCGGTAACTACACATCGTATAACATAACTTGCATCACTACCTACTAAAGTATATGTACTATTATTTGCACTTGCAATGTTAACACCCGCACGTTGCCATTGATACGTGAATGTTGGTGTTGGATAACCAGTCCATGTACCATTTGTTGTAGTTAGTGTATAGCCAACTTGCGTAGTACCTGATACGACCGGTGCCACGGTATTAGCTGGCATCCAATTAATTGCAGTTGTTGTATTGGAGTTTTGTGTAACACTATCTACTGTATTGGTAGCAGTAACTATGCATCGTATAGTGTTTCCAGCATCAGTATTTACCAATGTATATGTGTTATTTGTTGCACTTGCAATGTTAACTCCGGCACGTTGCCATTGATACGCAAATGTTGGTGTTGGATAACCCGTCCATGTACCGGTTGATACTGACAATGTTTGTCCAACTGTTGTTGTACCTGTGATTGCTGGTGCAATAGTATTAATTGGTTGCCATACAATAGCAGAGGTTGCATTAGAGTTTGCACTAATTGGCCCTAATACATTTGTACCGGTAACTACACATCTTATAACAGTACCGGCATCACCACTCACTAGTGTATATGTACTACTAGTTGCGTACCCGCTACCAATATTAACACCTGCACGTTGCCATTGATATGTAAGTATTGGTGTTGGATAACCAGTCCAAGTACCATCTGTTGTAGTTAATGTATAGCCAACTTGTGTAGTACCCGACACCACTGGTGCAACTGTATTATTAGGCATCCAATTAATTGCAGTTGTTGTATTAGAGTTTTGTGTAACTGCACCTGTACTATTGGTTGCAGTGATAGCACAACGTATTGTATTTCCTGCATCACTACTCACTAGTATATGTGTACTACTAGTTGCTCCCGAAATATCAACTCCGGCACGTTGCCATTGATATGCCAACGTTGGCGTAGGACTACCAGTCCATGTGCCCGATGTTGTAGTTAGTGTTTGTCCTACGGTTGTAGTACCGGTTAATACTGGTGTTACTGTATTAAGAGGCAAACTACCTATGCTATTACTAGTGATACTATTTGGACTAGTTCCTGCTCTATTAGTAGCAGTTACCACAAATGTATAATTAGTAGTACTAGTTAAACCACTTACAGTGATAGGTCCGGCAGTTGATTGATTAATAGTTCCAACAATACTTTCCGGAGTACTTGTTGCAGTATATGTTGATACTTGTGCATCAACTCCGAATGGTTGTGTGGGTGCAACAAATGTTACTGTTGCGCTAGTTACATCACCGGGGACAGCTAGGCTACTGTTTCTACTAGCGGTAATAGACGTAGGTGCTTCGGGTATAGAAAATATACCCGTTACGTTCATTCCTGCAGTAAATTGTACCCCACCGCCAATTTCCATTTTACCCTAATATAATTTTTTTATCCGGTAATTTAATACCCGTAGTTGCCTCAATATACTTGTCTTTGATACTATCTTCGGTATCGCTATAAAGAGTAACACTATTAGTATTTAGTGTAACATTTGCTCCAGGATCTCCGGTAAAAATACTAGGAATCATTTGCATCCCTTGCTGTGAGGGTGCTATACTTACAGGTTCTGAAATAGTAATATATCCGCCACCTGTATTTTCTATTACTTTAGCGATTAATTCTTCACCACTGTTCAACTTAAATGTGTAAATTTTTCCAACTTGCATCATACGCTTTCTGTTAATTTTGTTCTGAGTTCATTAAACCCACCGATTAATTCTCCATCTAAGAAGATTTGCGGTACTGTGCGGGCAGTTGGAACTGCTTCTAATAATTCTTCTTTAGTAAATCCATCACCAATCTTGCGTTCTTCAAATTCAATACCCCGACTTGTTAGTAATGCTTTTGCTTGGTCGCAATAAGGGCAGTGATACTTACTCCATACAATTGCTTTCATTATCGTTGTCCTAATATTTTTTTCATTGTTCTTACGTGTACTCTATCTTTTTCTTTTTCTTCTTCCGGAAGTTGTTCATAAGGTACATGTTGTGCGGCATTATAATCTGCCTTTGGATTACGTCTCATCCATTGAATATGAATAAACTCAGCAGCCTTTTCTTCATCATTTGAAAATCTTTTGACTGCTTCAAGTGCCGCTTGTCCAGCCGCTAGATTTTCTTTTTGCCAATCTGGATGTATTTTATTAAAAGATTGATTAATATCACCTTCAGTTCCGTCACTGTTTTTTTTGATCCTAGGTTTCGTGCCAGACGGATCATAATTTTTACGCCATTCTTCATGCGCTAGTGCGGCAAATGTTGTTACCGAGTCTTCACTAATTTGCATAGACTCGTTAATCATGTTTAATTGTTTTCTAATGTCTTTTTCTATCATAATATTGGTAACTCCTCATAATCAACTACGTCACTCATTACGCCAATAACATAGTTAGTACTTTCTGTTTCTTGCAATGCTGATTGCTTTTTATTAATATTCACGTGTTTGTTGAACCATGGAATGGGTGAGTGTTTTGGGTGATTCTCATTATATTTAATACCAATATCTTTCAGGCGATTAAAAGCTGTATAATCTACAAAGTCTGATAATATCTCAGCATTTAATCCAATCACAACTCCTCGACTGAAT